CGGATGTGGCTTGCCTGGGATTGTGGAGCGGCGGCTACAGAAGCGACGGCCCACCCGGAACGTGGCCCGGCTCATCCCGTTTGGTGCTCAACGAGAGCCGGGATATCGCGTGGACACAGTACGGAGCTTTCCGTATGGAGGCTTTTCAGGATGTACGATTTGAAACGGAAGGCCCGTTCCGGGAGCCGGGATATGGCTTGGAGGACGTCGATATCGCTTGGGAATTTGAGCGGCGCGGCTGGAGAATTCGGCATCTGACCGGGCTGTCCTATCTGCATCGGAGCAGAAGCTCCAGTGTCCGGCGCCTGCTCGTCATCGGCGTAGACGCAGCCGACGCCTGGAAAGCCCGCTTTGATTTTCTCGCCGCCAAGTGGCGCGGCTTGGATCCGTACGAGTCACGCCTCCATGCTCTTCCGAGGTGGAGCCCCTCCTAGCGAAAATACAGAGGGAAAGCCAATCCGACGGCGGTGCCGTGACCTAGGAGATTCAGAATGTCCAATGCAATCAGCGCCAAGGGTACGCTGCTCAAAGTCAGCGACGGGGCCTCCCCGCCCGTATACAACACGATCGCAGAGATCCGCAGCCTGAGCGGGCCGACGTTCCAGGCCGACGTGCTGGACGCAACCGTGCACAATACGCCGAGTGCGTGGCGGCAGTTCATCTCCGGCCTCCTGGACGGCGGCGAGATCTCGATGGACATAAACTTCATCCCGACCGATACCACGCACGAAGCCGCGTCCACCGGGCTGCTCTACCTCTTCCAGAACCGCATCCAGCGCAACTTCCAGCTCGTGTTTCCCGATACGAGCCACACGACCTGGACGATTCCCGGCATCGTGACCGGATTCGAGATGAGTGCGGATCCTGCCGACATTCTGAGCGCGTCCGTCACCATCAAGGTGAACGGCGCTCCGACGTTCAGCTAACCAGGGGTTCCCCGGGAGGCCCGGTATAGCCGGGCCTCCCTCCAACGAGAATGAGGAGATCACGCCGTGCGTGAGCCAAACACTCTGTTTCCCGACGTCCCGGTGGAATTGGACAGGCTAAGGCACTTCCGGGTGGACTTCCGAGCCCTGATCGAGATCCAGGACGTCCTCGGCGGCCACCTCCCGGCTGATGGCGAGGTGGCCCGGCTCCCGATAGCCAAGGTGCGGGACGTTTTCGCCGCCGCGCTCAGGCACGAGGATTCGTCCATCACCCCGGAGCAGGTGGGCCGTTACGTCACCACAGCCAACCTGAAGGAGGTGCTGGCGGCCTTCACCGAGGCCTGGCGTCTGGCCATGGGAGAAGGGGAGAGCCAGCCCCGCCCTCTGGTGCGCGCCCTGCTCCAGTAGACTGGCTGTCCTTGTGGGCGGCGGCGCGCTATGACCTGGGCCTCTCACCGGATGAGTTCTGGGCGCTCACCCCTGCCCAGTTCCGCGCCCTTTACGATCGCCACATCCTGGCCCTCGAAGAGGCGGACGTCCGGGCAGCTCTCATCTGCACCGTCATGGCCAATATCCACCGCGGAAAGAACCGCAAGCCGTTCCGGGTGGAAGACTTCGTTCCTGACAGACGAGGCAAGAGGAAGGCGCCGAGGCAGCAGACCTGGGAGGAGCAACTGGCCTTGGTGAAGCAGTGGCACAAGATCCTGGGAGGTAAGTGATGGCCGTAAAAGTGGGCGATCTCTATGCACGGCTCGGCATGGACACGAGCGACTTTGAGCAGGGCCTCAAGTCCACCAGCAGGAGTCTGGAGTCTCTGTCTGACAGCTTCGTCCGCGTAGGCGCTGCGATGAGCGCGGCTATCAGCCTCCCGATAGCCGGAGCCCTCGGGGCCAGCGCAAAGACGTTCTCCGATTTCGAGGCCTCCATGAACAAGGTGGAGGCTCTGCTCAGGGACTTCGGAAATACGAGCCCGGAGTACCTCAAGCAGTTCAAGACGGAGATGGACGACCTGACCAAGCTCACCATCGAGCTTGGCCAGAAGACGCAGTACAGTTCTCAGCAGGTGGCCGACGCCATGACCAAGATGGCGTCCGCCGGATTCAGCGCACAGCAGATCATGGCCGGATTGCCGGGAGTCCTCAGTTTGGCCGCATCCGGCCAACTGGCCCTGGCCGATGCAGCCGAGATTGCGGCTGCGATCATGGGAGGATTCGGACTCCAGGCTTCCGAGATGGGCCGGGTGGCCGATATCCTGGCCAAGGCCGCCTCGTCCTCGGCCTCTACCGTGGAGGACCTGGGCTTCGCATTCAAGTACGTGGGGCCAGTGGCCAAGGCTGCTGGCCTCAGTTTGAGCGAGACGGCGGCGGCTCTCGAAATCCTGGCGAATGCTGGTATCCGCGGCGAGAAGGCTGGTACGGCCATCCGCAATATGATCTCCGATCTGGTGAACCCGAGCAACGAAGCGGCCAAGCTGATGGCCGAATTGGGCATCAGGATCACCGACGTGAGCGGGAAGCTGTTGCCGTTGGCCGACATCATAGACCAGTTCAAGAAGGCCAACATCGGCGTGGCCGAGGCATTCACGATCTGGGGCCAACGGGCCTCGGACGTGCTCCCTCTGCTGGCAGCCGGAGGCGACAAGATCCGTTCTCTTACGCAGGATCTCCAGGGAGCCGAGGGAGCGGCCAAGCGAATGGCCGATACGATGCGTCGCGGGGTCGGAGGGGCCTGGGAGGAGTTCACCGGGAGCCTTGAGACCTTGGGTATCGCCATCGGAAAGCTGCTGGCTCCGGCCATCGAGGCTCTTTTACGGCACGGGATCGACCTGCTGAACTGGGTCACAGACATGGCCACAGCATTCGGGAGGCTCCCCCAGCCTGTTCAGGTGGCAGCCGGAGCCTTGGTGGCCCTGGTCACCGCGACAGGCCCCGTTCTGCTGGCCCTCGGCGGCATCGCCAAGGCAATCCCGCTCGTGACCGAGGGCCTGGGGCTGCTGGCAGCAGCCAAGACGGCTGTAATCGCCGGGTTCTCGTCTCTCGGCTCCACTCTGGCGAACGTGGCATTCGCCATGAAGAACGGCCTTGTCCCGGCTCTCACCGGGGCTGAGCTGGCTGTGGCCCGGGTGGCCCAGGCTGCGGCTCTGGCAGGAGCCGCGTTCGTCGGATGGCAGCTCGGATCCTGGCTCCGGGCCAACATCCCGGCTGTCCGTGAGTTTGGCGACGCGGTAGGATCAGCCATTGACCGCGTAACCGGACTCGGAACTGCCATCTCCTACATCAACGGCAGCCAAGCCAAGCTCAAGCAGGCCAACGAGGATTTGGCGTTCAGCGTTCAGAAACTGGAAGCAGCGCTAAGAGCCAAAGGCGTCGCCGTCAGCCAAGGCAGCATGAGCCTTGAGGAGTACGCGAACAAGCTGCGCGGGATGATTGCCACGGTCAACACGGCGCCCCAAGCCGTTCAGAACGCAGGACAGGCCATCGCGGAACTGAAGCGCGTGACCGATTCCGTAGCGTCCATCAGTTCCAAGGTCTCCATCGGATTGGATTCAGCCGGGATGCAGAAGGCGCGAGCGGAGCTGGAAGCCTACCGCGACCGGATTATAGAGATTCAGAAACAGGTGGAGGAGGCTGCCAAAGCCGGGAAGATCAGCCGCGGGGAGCAGGTGCAGATTGAGAAACAGCTCGCCGAGGCCATGAGCCAAGTCAAGTCCCAACTGGCCCTCGTGGGCGGGGAGGCCCAGACCACCTCGCGCAGCCTGGGAGCCGTCGCCAAGAATTCGGAGGAGGCCGAGGAAGCTGCCCGGCGGATGAAGGAAGCTCATCAAGAAGCGGCGCAATCGCTCAAGCGACTGCGTGATATTCTGGACGATCTTCCCAAGGACTACGCCTCCTTCAAACGGATGGAGGAGCAAGGATTCAACGCTTCCGCTGCGATCAGACAACTCCAGGAATACATCCGTGATCTGTCCTATGCGTATTCGCAGAGTCTCAATCCAGCCCTCACGCAGCATATCACGACGGCGGATCTGGCGATCCAGAAACTCCGCGAGCTGCAACGCGCAGCCCAAGCGGAGGAGATGGAGCGCGGCTGGCAGCGCTTGAGCGAGTATGCGCAGAAAGCCGCTTCCGACTTGAGGAACCTTGCAGCTCCTCCAGAGCTCATCAGCAGCCTGACCATATTGGGAGAGCGCGCGAAGGAAACCTACGGCAAGATCGACGAGGCCTACAAAACCCTCGGCATCACATCCCAATACGTGCTGGCCGACCAAGCCGCCAAGACGAAGGAAGCCTTCGACGTCATCACGAAAGCGTACGAAGACGGCAAGGTCACTTTGCTTGAGTACAAGCAGGCCTACTTGGCCATGCTGGAATCCCAGATCGCCGTCAAGGTGAACGCCGGCGAGGACGTGAGCGCGATGGTCGCCAACGCCAAGGCGGTGAAGGACGAGATCGAGAAGATGGTCTCGGTGGCGAACATCGGGAAGAAACAGATGGATGATCTGGCCGTATTGGGACGGCAGATCAGCACCATCATCAGCGACATGGGCAAGGGGCTGGCCGATGCCATTCTCTCGGGGCGCAGCTTGGGCGAAGTGATGACAAACGTGTTCGACCAGATTCTCCGGGCCGTGCTGCGCTTTGTGCTGGAGGGGATGATCAACGGCGTGATCAAGTGGTTCAAGGAGGCCGATAATCAGGCGCTTCTGTTTGGTGGCAACGTGCTCGGAATCTTCGGAAAGATCGGGGAAGCCATCAAGGGGCTGTTCGGTGGAGGTGGAGGAGCCGCCGCGCCATCCGTTCCGACTCTTGGAACCGGAGGTGGCGGTGGCGGCGGGACGAAGGGAGCGGGCGGCGGAATGGCCGGGGCCGGGGGATTCATGGCGTGGACGAACCTGTTTACGGGGATCGCGGACGCCATCTTCGGAGGCCTCCAGTACTTCCAGGGCCGTCGCATCGAGAAGGACGTGGGACGGATCGAGGTCACCACGCGCGAGATTTTCAGCCAGCTCCTGGCTATTCAGGATACCCTGAACAAGTGGCTTCCCGGCGTGGATCCAGCCGGAAACTACCAGCTCGATACCATCCGCGTCATGACGGGCATGATCCACGACGAGCTCGTCACGATCAAGGAACAGGGCTACGATATCCACCCCATCCTCCAAACGCTCCAAGAGATCAATACACGGCTCGGAGCCCAAGCTGCCCAGCCACGGGCTGCGCTGCCGTCCGAGACCAGGATGGCCATGTTCGACGAGGCTCTCGGACAGACTGCGAAATCGGCTGCCGAAGCCTCCGACGGTTTGGACGACGTGGCTACATCCGCCCGATCAGCAGGCGACACGCAGGCCCAGGCCAGCAGGACGGCAGAGAGGGCCACCACCAGTTTGGCCGATTCGATGAAGAACGCAGCAGCCTATCACACGAGCTATGCCTCCGATGTGGGCCGTAGCATGGAGCAAGTCCAGAGGAGCTCATCCCAGGCTGGCGCGGCCATGGACTACGCCTCTGACGCGGCGAGTGCTGCCACCACGTCGCTCTACGAGTTGGGCGACGCTGTGGAAGGGGCCTCGGCTAGTACGGCTGAATACAGCCGGGTTCAGGGTGGAGTGGCCTCCATCACGCTCAAGACCATCGACTCCCTGGGAGAGGCCGTCAGCCGGGTGGCTGACAGCATCCAGAGCGCCGGAATCCGGCTGCTGAATGACCAGTTCATGGGCGTCCAAACCTACAAGGAGGCCCCTGCCACCACTCCGGCGTTCTCCAGCCCAGGCGGGATCACCTGGATCCCGATTGACAGAAATTTCACCATCAACGTCAACGCGGAAACGTCGGATGGCAAGCGTATAGCGAATACAATTGTGACCACCCTGCGAATGCATGGGGTTGATCTGTGAGACAGGAGGGCACCAATGCCGACAGGACTGTATGACAAGGGCCGTGAGGCATTCGCCAAGGGCCTGATCAACTGGGAGAGTGATGACATCCGGGTCGTGCTGGTAGACTCGGCGGACTACACCGTAGACTTGGCCGCGCACGATTTCCTGGACGACATTCCGGCGGCAGCCAGAGTGGCCGTCTCCAGCGCAAGTCTGGCGAACAAGACGGCCACGAACGGAGTCTGCGACGCGGACGATCATACGATCGCCAGTGTGAGCGGTGATCAATTTGAAGCCATCGTGCTCTACAAGCACACTGGCACGGACTCCACGTCCAGGCTGATCGCCTACATCGATAACTACGCGGGNCTTCCGACGACGCCGAACGGGAGCAATATCACGATTCAGTGGCCGAACGACAGCAACCGCATTTTCAAGCTCTGATCTAGGAGGCTGCCATGGCCACGCTCGTCTGTTACCAGAGCGGGAACCTCACATCCGCCATCTGGCGATCTTGCGCGTCCACCGGGGAGGTGGACAGCCTCTCCACTACGCAGGCGGCGAGCACGTCTTATGTATCCTCGCCCAATTTCTCGCCGGGAGCTGTCACCGCGTCTGGAATCGTTCTGCGCATATCGAATCGCGCCGGGACCACCGGCACCCTGGATGTGAGTCTGTATAACGCCACCGACTCGGTCGAGGTGGCCGCCGTCAGCGTCAGCTACAACGATCTGAGAAGCGCGGGATGGCACTATTTCGTCTTCGCCAATCCCGTCACATTGGAAGCCGGGAAGAACTACACCGTGCGTGTCCGCGCGAGCGGTAACGATCAGATCTACTTCTCGCGTTCATCCACGGCGAACGATTGGTGCAAAGCTCTCGTCCTGAACGACAGCGTAAGTCCGGCCAGCAATGACAAACTGCACATCGCCAGGATTCTGACCGGGAGCTCCGTCACCACTCCGACGGTGACGATGGATAACACTAATACCTCTCTCGTCATCGGCCCTTCCGTGAGTGGAAACTGGCCGCAGTCGCCGCCGTTCTCCATCACGATCGCAGGCGGTTGCGAACTGGCCTACGGAACCGCAGCCAATACGAACTACATTCTGAAGCTCAACGGTTCCCTCTTCGTCGGCTGCGAGGGCGTGTTCCGCATGGGCAGCTCGAGCAATCCCATTCCGGCATCCTCCACGGCAATTCTGGAGTTCCAGGTGCCGTCTGCCAATCAGACCGGACTGTTCAATTGGAGCGGGACGGTCACCATCTATGGATCCAATCCCACGCTGACCCGGATCACCAATCTGACTGCGAACGCGGCCTCCGGCCAGCCCGTGATCACGGTGGCGGACGCCACGGGCTGGACGTCTGGCGATCCAATTATGCTCAGTCCCTCCAGGCCGACCGTGTCGGATTGGCAGGAGTTCACCGTCTCCTCCATCTCCGGCAACGACATCACGCTTTCCGCCAATCTGACCGTGGCCCGGGACGGGACGGGGATCCCAGAAGTGGGCGGCGCATTTGTGCTCAACCTCCGCAGCTTCAACGTGATTCTGCGCAGCCAGTCCAGTTCAAATCAATGGGTCTGGAACAATCGGTGGCAGTGGCAGACAGGCAACCGAATCAACTACGTCTACGATATACGCTACGCCAGTCTGTTCTACATCGGCACCAATGCGGCAAACACGAGCGGCAGCGGGATCGGCGGCCAAGAGGTGTTTGATACCGGGATGAAGCGCGTTCGCGATTCCGTTTTCCGCTCCTGCCTCATGATACACGGGATCCGTTTCTATGGCTCCACAGCCACCTACGAGGGATTTGAGGTCGACGGGAATATCTATTATCAATGCGGCACAGGCTCGGGAGGCCTCATTGCCATTGACACTTGGAACGGAGCCCCGCCCGACTGGAAAGGCGTCATCCGCAACTGCCTGTTCGCGAGATGCACCAATGAGAATTCTGCTCCCGTGATGTCCCTCACGAGTTTCGACGGGACGATCGAAGACTGCACTCTGNTCGGCAGCAANCACAGATTGCTCAATCTGTTCNAGCCCNNCGATGNCTCCGCCTACGCCAACGCGCTATCCGNATCAAATCTTCGACGCTTCTTCTGCGGCGGTTNNAGCGGATTCANATTCACGAACTGGGGAGTGCGGTATCGCTGGCAGCGCCTNGTAGTAGATGGGATCGTGGCGGTTCGGTGCAATAGTACAAACGAGGTAGAGGTCGGACAATCACGCGGCTTGCTCCTGCTGCGCAATCCAGCTATCTACGGAGCCACGAACGCCATCGCGCTAATGGCCACTTGGGGTGATGATAGAACCTGTGCCGATTTCCGGGTGATCGGGGGTCGGATTGCTGGTGAGTCTGCCACCTATCCGGTGGCGAACGCCTTATTCCTCAAAGATTATATCAAGATAGATTTCGTCGATTTCGTCGATGTGGATTTCAAAGCCGGAAACGGCATTTCTAATCTCCTGAACTCGTCGTCGAACATTGACTTCTTCAACCGCATCAATTTCGAGAACTGCAAACTGCCCTCCGGCCTAATGTCCCTCACGGATCTGGCCACCTATACCGCGTTCGGACGCGAGCCGGGAGGCACTCAGAATCAGCCCAGGCTGACCATCAGCCGCTATGATCAGCAAGCGAATGACTGGAGGTGGTACGTTCCGTTTCGAGGCGGAGGCCAACTGGATTTCACCACGTTCCGCACATCCGCTCCGAGCGAGCGCATCTTCCCTCGGCGCGACTTTGGCGGAGCCTATCCCAGGCTGAGGAGTACGACGAAGTTCTGTACGGTCGCCCAAGGCCAGATCGCCACCGTGAAAGTCTGGATCAGGAAGAGCGCGACCAGCGATGGAGAAGCCTACAACGGTCAGCAGCCGTCCCTCGTGATCCGTCGCAATACGGCACTCGGGACTTCCTACCGCGACGACGTGGTGTTGGCTACCGCCACAGGGGGAGCCGGAACGTGGGAGCAATTGCAGGCCTCGCTTCCCTCCGCAGCCTGGGATACGGTGATCGAAGTCTGGGTGGAGTGCGACGGGACGGCGGGATGGCTGCATGTGGACGACTGGGACGTGGCTGTGGCATAGGAGATCGATGTGGACGGCGGACGTCTGAACGGCAGCTGGTCGCAGTGGATCGAGGAGCTCACCCTTAATGCTCCTCGCGCTCGTCGGGAAGGAGCCCTCGTCCAGTATCTGGCGGCCAGCACCGGAGGCATCTCCGGATCCGCCGGGATTCCGAGTGGCGAGGCCTTCGGAGTCGGAACGGTTATCGGCCCGCTATACATCTCCGGATCCGCCGGAATCCCATCCGATGAAGCTTTCGGGATCGGCTCGATATCCGGTCCCATCGTGGGATCCACCGGAATTTCGAGCGGGGAAGCATTCGGAACGGGCACGATCCTGTCCTCTGTTCTGATCGGCTCTGCTGGAATCCCGAGCGAGGAGGCTTTCGGAACGGACGCCATCATCGGGTTCATCGGCGGGCCGTTGATCGGATCCGCCGGGATTCCGTCCGGGGAGACGTTCGGAGCCGGGGTCATCGCCGGCCCCGTGACCGGATTCTCAGGCATTGCAAGCTCGGAGACGTTCGGATCCGGCGGGGCCATCGCCATCAGGATCGCCGGCTCTACGGGGATCCCAAGTGCTGAGCTGTTCGGGACAGGAGGTCGCCTCGGATACTCTATCCGGGGCGTTCAGGGAGTAGAGACGGGGGAGTTCTTTGGACGGAGCGGCGCCGTCCTGGCGCTCAGCACGACGAACAGCAACTATAGCATCTATCTGGGCGGACGCGAT